TATTTAATACTTATTTAATACTTATTTAATACTTATTTAATACATCCTGTATTTAAAAGCCCCCTTACATCCCTATAAGGGTTGGACCCTAGGAAGTGCTGTTTAGTTCAATGTTTTTTAATCTTTTTTACTTTTATTTTGTTTATGTAGTATAGCGTCTTCCTATAACGCCATCAAGATGGCACGTAAACAAGTTTACATAAGAGCACGCCAAGGATGGTCAGCCAACATTAGACAATATTGTCAAGAACTATAAAACTGTAGAGAAGCTTTTCACTCGTAGGATGCTTTAATTTTTGTAAAAATTCCTGGAGTGGTATGCACTAACCCCCTGCACGAAATAAAAACCCCCTGTACCCCCCTAAGAAGTCTGTACGTGTGAACGTCTGGACGTATAGACGGCTAGGGGGCTGGATGGGTAGGTGGTGGTGGGTTAGCACCCTATCGCTATCATGCTCGGCTAAGTGTTTGATTACTAAGGGATACGCCTATAAATAGGCAACTACATAAGCATAGGTTATAGTATACCTGTTTAGGTATTCATTTAAATGATTGGTTAATTGTATCGTTCTATGTATTGCGTAAACAAAAGATACGGTATGCAATGACTATGCCAAGTTATACCTGTTTGAATAGTTATGCACTTTTTTAGCATATTTATTCATGGTTTTTAAAAGGCGATTCGGGCCTGTACGGTATCAAGGTGAAACGATCTCAATGCAAGCCTTATGCAGGGTAAGAAAAATAGATCAGCGCTTAGGGTTCGATTAGGGACGTTTTAAAGGCATAGTGTTATAATGTAACAAAACGGGTATTTTACCCTATTTATGTCAACATGGCATGGTCTTTGCATTTCGCGCGCGCGCTCGTTTCCATCTATAAAAGCAATATTGCACTGCTATCATGATCCAGCCATACGTAACAAATAAAGGTTGCTTTGTAATACGCAACTGTTATTGTGGGCATCTGTTCAGCCAGTCCAGGTTATTAGTTGAATAGGTGCAGGTTATAAATGTGTATTAGTTTAAATGATTAGCTTTAATATTATATCCCTGTATTGTGTGTACATGGCCTAGCACATAGCGAAGCCGGTTTCGCCGCTCTTTAACAATTTGACGTATGACGGATGCATCAAGGGCTTTATTAGTCTGAGAAGTAAGATGATCACTTTGCGATAAGTGTTAAACCTTGTGTTAGTCACCTGTACGTCATGAGCATTGCTCTTTAACAATTTGGATTAGTTTTAGTTTGTTTACTAGCTAGTGATATATGCTTGTAAGGAAAACACCAGTTGATAAACCGTAGCGCCACTACAGTCGAGTACTGTACGCGAAAACAGGTCTTATTTTAGGCTACTACGGATAATCAGTGTTGCCCCCTCACAACCTTTAGCGAATGACTAAGAACATTATCGGTAAAACCTACATTAATATATCCTTGATATGCCTTGCGCTTTCAATGGTCTAGTTCCTTGATGTACTGTTTTACTTTTAATTACTATTAGGTGTCTCGTGTTTATCAAGTTTCATAGAACCAAATTAATGCAATCCTAAAATGTGATAAGCTGACTAACAATCTTGCTATTGCATTCCCTTGTATGCTTAGTGCTAGGCATGCATACAGAACACTTTAGTACTCTGTGATTATATCAAGTACAAAGCCTATAAGTGTATTGGTGAAACGGTAGCGCGTAAAGTCGATATATAACGGTAAATTGTGCGACCTTTGTCAGTCTTACAAGCTGATGAAAGGGTATACACTGTATATTTATACAGTAGGTATTCGCTAGGATGAAAGAGTTATTATGTACGAATAGGATAAACGAGGGAAAACACAAGGGACGGGACTTGTCTAAAATACACCGTAAATACCGCAGTGGCGGGAAAGAATACCACCTAATTAATTCATATAATGCGTATTTGCTTGGCAATAAATTGACTAAAATTTTTTATTGCAATATCTAGCAAGTACGTATCATTATGCGTTAAGCATAGCATCCCAATTTTGGGTAATTAACTTTAAATAGGTGAATAACATGAAAGTAACTAAAAAATTATTGTCTGCTGTATCAACTGGTATCCTTACGTTTGATGCTGATAACTGGCAAGAAAACATTCAAGCAATATTTACGGTAAACAGTACCATACAAGATAACATTCAAGCTTGTGTTGTCTATGGTTTTGATCACTTCAATGTAAACGGTTCTAACAATCCGGACGTGTTTAATTATCTGCTCAAGCTTGCCACCGGTAAATACGGTACAGGCTTAAGAAGTGAAACACTTAAGAAATACATATGTACTCTTACCAGTCTATCTTACAAGAAGATCAAGGGAGAACATGTTTTCTGTAAAGCGACTAAAAAGTCTAAAGTGGTAACAGTACCGGAGACGCTTGATCAAGCATGGTATCTGTTCGACAAAAAGGGCGTTGCTACCGTTGATATGGATTTTCGGGCGGCTCTTGAACAATTACATCAACGATTCGGTAAGGCATTCGACGGTGAACTTGATTCGGATACTCGCAAGGTTAACATCAAGAACAAAGACGATGGTCAAGATCTTATGGGCAAGCTTGAAACATTCTTAGGATCTAACCCAAAAGTACAAGCTGAACCGTCTTTTTAACCTATACGTTATACCGTAGTGTATACAACCATAGCGCATCTATACGGTGCGCTTTATTGTGTCCATTAAAAAAGCCAAGCATCGCTATCATAATGCTATCACGATTTTACAATTGACAATCAAGGGGACAGCCATGTTCACAGCAACGGTATATTTTGATGTTACTACATACTCGGGGATTAGATCTAAGGTATCCGTACAGGTATCAGATGAAAACTTTGAAGTACTCCCGCATTTAGCGGTATGTTATTTCAACGGGGACGGTGGCGATGTCACAAATTACAGTGATATTGACTTCAAAATTGTCAATCAAGACAACAAAGAGGACACCCTGTACATGATGACAAGTATGGTAATGGCAAGGCATGGATACTTTCACCAGTGCAGCAAACTAACTAACAAGGAGGGCATCGCTATGGACTAAACAAGCCAGAACCATAAACAATTAAACACTAGAATGTATACAGGTGGCATTTTCTTCGCGGTTTGTGTCACCCGTTATATGTTTTACCATGCTTTACCGAAGCTCCCTAACCAACAATCGAGGATACAATCATGCCTAGAATAATACCACAGTACACCTTTACCTTAGATCCTACCTGTAAAGCTCCCAGAGAGGCTCACAGTGGACGTTGTAACAAGACCACTGGCACTAGGGTTAGATTTCCTACCGATAGCCTTAGCGTTGCAATGAGGGGCACTACAAAGGGATCACGTAAACAGCGCTTTAATAGCGTGTCTGCCCGCATAGGTAAAATGCTTAAGGAGCAAGGCTTATGACTGTAATCACTTTAGGTGGTTTACTTCTTTTACTGGTGGCAGTAATGTACTTACAGTTCGAGCTTATAGAGTACTTCGATTCCAAAAGTAAGGACTTTTACGTCCTGTTGTACACTGTTTCACTTGTAACGTCTGTGTTCCTGTTTGTATGGGTACTGCTTCACTTCATAGGCTCTGTTATAGAGCTAACAGGCTAACAAATTAACAAAACAATCAATGGAGCAACAGGAGTAATGTATGGCAAGAGGAGGGGTAAGAGAGCGTTTTCAGGATGGAACTACAAGGTATCACCATGAGTTCTACAATGAGGATGTGCAGTACAGAGATCGTATAGATGTAAGAGACGATTCTGGTAAACTTATTAGGGTCTTTTATAACTTCGACCTTAATGAGGTGGTTTCTCTCTGGAGGTATTCGTGTACTCCAGTTATAATAACAGCCGATTGTGGCTTCACAAGAAGGGTTCATTATGGACATTAACTACATCAAGAGTATTCCGCACAAGGGGTTAAACAAGCCAGAGCTTAGAAGATTAAGTGGGCATAACTTAGCGGAAAAGAGAGCGGTACAGGTTGAACTTAAAGTACCTAACATGACATACCACCGTATGAAGTACTTACAGAGTCAGTTAAGGTACTTAACGCAAGAGTACAGAAGTATACTATTAGGATATAAAGCTTTAAACAGTAATGATTAGCTATTCAAGTAGTAATTCAGGTAATTATTTATTAGTTATTAGTTATATTTATTTAACAATTATCTAATACTTAACTACATCCCCTTACCCCTTACTAGATTGGACTACAACATATTTAATAAGTTCAGTCAGAGGATAAAATAAAATGACAACTGTAAGAATTACATCTGTTCAAGGTCAGTTTTTAGACCTTTCAGCAGGATGCTTGTGTATACTAGGGAAGAATCCTAACTACGCAGAAAGCCTTCGCTTCCAGTGTAATAATAAGCTAGAACATGGCTACGTACTGGACACCCTTACCTTCCTGAAAACAGGGATTGATCACAAAATCCTTAACGATAGAGAAAAACAGGTAGCAGATAGGTTAATCGGTATGTTACCTTTTATGCGTACTATGGTCAGTACAGAGGGCAACATGCCTGTGTTTAACATAAAAGACTTCACAAGAAATGAGGTCATGCACGCTATGTTTCACTACAGGACTATCTTTACTGGTTTAGGATCATCCCGAATACTTAAGCATCTGAGTTCATTTGCTGGGGTAGTGTATACCTTCATGGATCACTACAATCTACCTTTCTGGAAGGCTTATATGCTTGCATGTACACCTACGGCCTTAAGCCCTGCGTATTCCTGTACTGAGGGAAATAATGCACTACGCATAGCATCAAGGTTGTACAACAACGATGCTAACTTGTATGACTACTCTCAGTCTTGCTTAGAGGTATTCGTAGACTTCCTATCAGGTAAGCCACCTGTAGATAATTACATCGGAGATACCTTTCAAGAAGAAATACCTAAAGAATCATCTTACCCTCAGAACGTATCTCTGTACCTTAAACCTTTACGACTACACCAAAGTAAACGTATGGACAGATTTTGGAATGATATAGCTAGAGAAATGGCTAGAACATGCAAAGGAGTTAAGGGAACTGAGGATCTCTGGGGTGACACCATAACAGAGGCTCAGGTATACGAGACTGTAGAAGATTGGATACTGTGCTTTGACACTGTGTTCGATAAATACACTAAAGAACATAACATCAATACAGAGGACTTAATGCAATGAGCACATGCACTAACACAGCCATTAACACAGAATTAGTAGCCGTTTACGGCACACTCAAGCAAGGGCATGGTAATAACCGTCTGCTATCATCATCCGAATTCATGGGTGCAGAACAGATCAAAGGTTTCAAGATGTTCTCAGCAGGAGGATTTCCTGTTGTATTCCACTCAGAGGACTCCAAAGACGAGATCTCTGTGGAAGTATTCATGGTGGAACAAAGTACCTTACAGGGCGATTTAGACCGCTTAGAGGGGCATCCTCGGTGGTACAGACGAGAGCTTATTGATGTAAGTATCGGTAAGGCTTGGATTTATGTAATGCAAGATCAGGCTTATGCACGTCCTGAGAGACTAATTAAAACGGGAGTATTTTAATGTGCGGATTAGTCGGAGTATACGGTGATTTATTTCACCCACACGTATCATTCTTTAAACAAGCCTTGATTGCGGATTACTTCCGTGGAAGGCATAGCACAGGTTTAGCAAGTATACCTCCATCGGGTGTACCTTTTATCAAGAAGTTAGCTATCGACCCTATTAACTTCTTAGATATTAAATCTGTAGACGATAACATATCCCAAAATAAGATACTTCTTATGGGGCATAACCGCCACGCAACTATGGGAGGTGTGAATGCGGCTAACGCCCACCCTTTCGTACATGGTGACATAACATTAATGCACAACGGTACGCTATCTAATAAGTACGCCCTAGAAAAGAAGTACGATGCTCCTACCTTCGGTACAGACTCGGAACTGGTTTGCTACTTACTAGATAAGTACAACGTAGAGGACGTTATAAAAGACCTAGAGGGAGCTTTTGCCTTGACTTGGTGGGACTCTCACAACATGACCTTTAACTTCATACGTAACGATGAGCGACCCCTTACTCTTGCTATCACAGACGACCATGTGTTATACGCATCAGAAGCTAAGATGCTTGAGTGGCTTATAGACCGTAGCAACAAAACAGTATCAGGTTCAAAAAGTGCAAGCGGTTTAGATGCTAAGTACAATATGTACCAGCCCCTTGCAGGTTGTTTACACACATTCGCTATGGAAAAGCGTAAGGTTACGTGTGTTACAGAAGAACTCGAATTAGCCCCAAAGCCTGTGATACGTACCCACTACACCTCAACGGGTATGGGTTCTGGTTTTAGCGGAGGTGCATATGTTAGAGGTGTATGGGTTCCTAACAACAGAGATGGTTGGACAACCACAAGCGGAGAGGTCGCTAGGATAGAAGACCAGACTGTTAAGAACCTAGATCGTTTTAATGCTTCAAAGGGAACTAACTTTCGCAAAGGTGACAAAGTGTTCTGCTATATTGACAAGATTGTTTGTAAGAACGATAAAGTTCCTAATCGTGTTGACTTTGAGATGTCTCTGGTATGTGACCCTTACTTTGATGTTAAAGCGTATTATTGTGACCTCAGTTCGATCTCGGATATTTCGGATGTATGGTGCATTGAAGCGGAAATAATGACTGCTACGTTTACAGGAGAGAGACCCGCTTTAGTGTTGATGAACAAACCTGAGAGCTGGAAGCTCATGCGAAGCGAAGACGATGCAAACACTTGCCCCATCTTTAAGCGTTACTGTGACTTTCAAATAGCTCAAGGTGAACATGACGCTGTGTTACCAGACTTTTATGGTGAGTTCGAGGGTTTAGATGGCAGAGATCTTACCTACAAGGAGTTCAAGGCAAACACAAAAAATGGATGCTGTGTATGTGCTGACCCTATAGATTTAGTTGCAGAGTCTACGCTACAAACAGTAACCTTTGTCTCAAGCTCCGAGTATGTCTGTGACGGGTGCGTTGACATATGGGATACAGAATACAAATCAGAGTACAGTGAGCTGAACCTACAATAACTAGGAGAACAAAATGCAAATTCAAACACAAATCGGTTGTGACCCAGAGCTGTTCTTGTTCGATAACAAGCTACAGAGAATTGTCCCTGCTATCGGCAAGATAGGAGGATCTAAGCAGAAACCTTTAAAACTGAAGTGCGGAGGCATGGTCCAACTAGATGGTACAGTACTTGAGTTCGGTACTAAGCCTGTGAATACAGGAGGAGAGAGGTTCTCCGATGCTATACAGGAGAGCATCAACGAGATACGTACTAAGCTAGAGAACAGATTCAAGGGTCGTTATGACCTTCGTTGTGGAGCACTGGCTGGGTATTCAGCAGAAGACATATCAGATAACCATACAGGATTTGACGTAGGATGCTCCCCTCAGTTCAGTATGGTCGGAAGGACGGCTATTGCTGTTGTTCCTATGCGTGTCAGTACTCTAAGTCGAGAGCGTGTACCTGTTGGGGGTCATATCCATTTTGGATTTGGCTGTGATCTTGAACTGACAGACCCAGCTTTACTAGGAACGATCTCAGCGACACTAAACCTGATGTCAACTGTGGGCTTAGTCCAAAGACTGACCTTTGACACAGGAAACGGTGCGGCCCAGATGAGAGAAGACATCCTGAACTTACGTCATAATCCTGTAATCAGACCTAAGCCTTACGGTTTTGAACTCCGTAACATGAGCTCTTACTGGCTTGCAGACAGGTCAATACCTGACCTTATTTCTGGTGTATTCCAACACCTGAGAGACTACAAGGTTAGTGGACATTACTCAGCCTTTGCTCGAGGTGAGGCCCTATCTAGGGAACTAACTACGAAGTACTCTAAAATCAAGAGAACTACCTCTAGGTTAGACCCTAAGTACCAGAACACAATGCCTTTAGACTTTTAAGGAACTACAATGATCAAGAACTTAATACCTATAGCCTTAGACCCTGTATCCGTTCAGGGTTATAGCCACAGAGATCTGAACCAGTACTACAGTAACACATTTCTGCTTTACAGAGGTTCAGACGGTGATCAAGTAGTCATCTCTATGGAGGTAGACTCTGATAATGCTTTCGTTTGCCGTACTGGTAAGGACTCCGTACTACGGATACATAGCGAATATCTTTTCAGGTTCACACCCGAGCAAGGTTTCTTTGTCCATAAAGGTAAGCTCATGGAGTACACTTATGTGTTCTCTAAGTCCTACAAAAAGGGACTTAACTACGACTTTGTTAGGTTCAACGAGTCCGGTTCTCGTGGATTTCACAGTTCAAGGGGCGGTACTCTATCCCATATATTGTATTTAGAGGCTGTTTTAGATCAGAGTACGGCTTGCAGTGACCCTACTGAGACTATTATCTCCAAGCGTATATGCTGTTCAGGTGGTAAGATACATATGGCTCTAGTCGGAAAGACCGTAGGCGATTACGATGGAGAACTGAAGACACCTTTTGGATCAATTATCGAACGAACTAACCTTAACAAAGGAGATATAGTATGCCATTTAACACAATTGAAAGCTATCTAAAAGAGACTAATAACCGATTCCGTAATCCCTTACTGTTCGAGCCTAAGAGACTCTCTCGTAATTACGCTGTAGGTATAGAGCTAGAGCTAGAGGGTGTGACCCGTACTCCAGACTTAAATTCTACGTTGTGGACGATAGAGGGTGACGGCTCCTTGCGCGGCAACGGTATGGAAATTAAGTGCGCTAAGGCTTTGTCTGGTGTTAAGCTAGAAAAAGCTATAGTAGACCTTGACGAATGCTTAGCTAATCAAGACTACACGATAAGCGAACGCTGTAGTACACACATCCATGTAGACGTTAGCGATATGTCTGGTCAGCAAGTGTACAACATGCTTCTGCTATCATCAATGTTCGAGCATGTGTTATTCAGGTTGTTCGGTAACACAAGACTAAGTAACACGTTCTGTATGCCTGTAGATACAGGTACTACTAACTTCCAGAACATAGCAAGGTTAGGCGGTAATCCCACTATTGAAAGCATAATGGGCACTACATGGTCTAAGTACGCAGGTATATCCTTGAATCGTATACGTGATCTAGGAACAATCGAGTACCGTATGTTCTGCCCTATGGTTACATCCGAGGCTTACTTCCGAGTGCTAGAGTTCCTATTCGCCTTAAAGACAGAGTCTATGGGTATGGAGTCAGCACAAGAGATAATCACTTACAAGAAAGCCCACAGCTTAAGCGACCTGTTCACTAGACTGTTCCCTAACGAAGCGTACATGGAAGACTACGAAGCTCTAGTAGAGAGAGGGGTTCAGACTGTGAATGATGTTCTGGTCATCGCAGAGCTTTCAGAATACACTAAAGTACGAGAGAAAAAGATCAATAAAGAGATCAGGGTACTTTCTAATGAACTAGATACAATCGAAAGAGGTATATAATGAATACATTTTTACTGCCATATAATTCTGCAAGTAAGTCAGCTAAAATCTTAGCTTCCGCTTTAGGTATACAACGTATCAATATTAACCGTTCTACACCCCGAAAGGCTACTAGGAACATAATTAACTGGGGTAACACAGGCTTATCTCTCCCACCAGAGGGCCTAGGAGCTACAGGGAAGGTATGGAACCACCCTGACGACCTAAGGGTAGCCTCTAACAAATTAGAGTGCTTAGAACGCCTTGCAGGAGCAGGGGTAACTGTGCCTGAATTCACTACAGATATGGCTCAGGCATCTATGTGGCTAGAGGACGACAGAGAGGTTGTAGAAAGACACATCCTTAATGGTTCGTCTGGTCGAGGTATCGTCATTGTTAACAGCACAGATCAGTTAAGTCAATGCCCTCTGTACACCTTGTACGTAAAGAAAAAGGAAGAGTATCGTGTACATATCATTGACGGTGTTGTAGTGGACGTACAGCGTAAGGCACGTAAGCTTGACGTAGACAGCACTCTTGTTAACTGGAAGGTACGTAACTTAGAAGGGGGATTTATCTTTGCAAGGCAGAACATAGACACTCCTGTAGACGTTATAGGTCAAGCTCTATCAGCTTATGATGCTTTAGACTTAGACTTCTGTGCTATAGACGTGATCTATAACGAGAAGCAAAAGCGTGCTTACGTGTTAGAGGTTAACACAGCTCCGGGACTAGAGGGCACTACACTAGATACGTATGTTAATGGTCTAACAGCGTTGATGAACAACGATGCACAGAGACCTTTTGACGTTAACACTGACGCTAATCAGGACTTCCCAGAAGAGACAGGTCCAGCCCCTGTACCCGTCCCTCAGCTCCCTACGAGTAATTCCCCTCAGTGGGTTGCACAGCCTCTACAGTGGGTACATGTCGACGAAACTAACGAAGACGACGATACGGAGCAAGAGTACTATGATGGGGAAGAGTAATCCGTTACAACCAACATTAAACTTTTTGAACTTAAACCCTGTACGTGTGTCAGACTATACACTAGACGAACCTAAGAGGGTTGTCTGGTCAGAACAAATAGCAGAAATCGTTGAGCTACTTCAGGAAGGATACAGTGTACTTGCTGTATCTAAGCTGTACAGTGTTCACGTAACGACTATGTACACAGTTATCCGTTCATTCGGGTACAACAGTAAAGGACAGAAGAATGGCTAAATCTATGAATGATTTAATAAACGAACTGAACTCACGAGTACAAGAGCTTCAAGAAGAGATCGAGGATAAGGATAACTATATCTTTGAGCTTGAGGGGCGTGTAGAGTTCTTGGAGAGTGCAGATGAAAGCTAGAAAGATATGGATTGCAGAACATCCAGAAGACTGCACAAAAAACAAAGTACGTTTCATAGCACCGAGTGACCAAACCGAGTACTGGCATAGGGTTTACGGCTACGAGGTTGTAGGTAGCGAGTACAAAGAGTACGTAATACTGGAGATAGATTAATGAACGATGCAGAGTTGACGATTATGGGCTTTTTAGTGGGGGCATTTGTTGCGCTAGCTGGATCTATACATGTATCAAATACGACAGACACCCCTGTAGCTAAAGACATAGCACACATACAAAGCGCAATCACAGTATGTAACGAGCATGGTTTACAGCCCTATAGCACAGACCACAAACGTGTTACCTGTAGTAATGGTAAGACGTACATCTTGGAGTAAGTATGCACAAGGTGAAGGTGTTACCTCATCCCGAAGCTAAAACGACAGAGAAATCATACTTCTATGCAAGACTTCTTAAAGAGAGGCAGGATTACGGGAAAGAGGTTTCACCTGTGTACAACAGAGTAGGTTTGTATTTAGATAATTCTGGCGCTTGTTGGGAGGAGTGGGCAGGACGGGCTTGGGAGTACAACCCTGAGTACTTCAAGTACTGCTTAGCTGTTCTTAATTCACAGGAGTTAAGCTCAAAAGTTATACAGATGCTAAGGTGTATTCAGCTATTTGATCCTAAAATTCTGACTAAAAAACAAACAACCCTCCTGATGCACTACGATCAAGGACTATCCGTAAGTAAGGTATCCAGAGAAAGTAAACAGAGACGAAGAAAGCTTATAATCCACTACGCAAATAGAACAGGAGCAAGTATTGACTAAGAAATATGTAGAGCGTTTACCGCACAGTTGCGGCACTAAGCGTGGGCTACAAGTCTTTATGCAAGACGATGGGAACTACGATGGATACTGTTACAGTTGCAGTACATACGTCAAGAACCCCTATGACGCGCATAACAAAGACTACATCCCACCTAAACCACAAGTTAAATCTCAGGACGATATAAACAAGGAACTCGCTAATATCAGTAAGCTACCTACAGAAGCTTGCCCTAAAGATAAACTTGATAAGGAAACCCTTGAACACTTCGGTGTTAAGCTAGGTTTCGACAGAGAGACTGCACAGGAGATACGCAGTCATTACTATCCCTACGAACGTGACGGTGTTGTTACCTCGTATCAAGTTAAGGTTCTCGAAGGTAAGATCTTTTTCTTTGTAGGTAACACAAGAAGTATAGAACCCTTCGGGTGGAGACAAGCTGTACAGAACGGTGGTGCTAAGCTATTCATAACAGAGGGTCAGAAGGATGCTATGGCATTGCTACAGACCCTTAAGAAGTTCGGTAAGTTCGAGAAGACTCCTGCTGTTATATCATTACCTAATGGTGTTAAGTCAGTTGACTCGATGGTTCCTTTCATCAAGCAGTTCGATAGGTGGAAAGAGGTTATTGTATGCTTCGACATGGATAAGGCAGGAGAGGGTGCTACTAAAACCTTCGCTAAGCTGTATCCTGAGTGCAAGGTCGCTAAGTATCCCCTTAAAGACTCACACGATATGCTTATGGCTGACAGAGGGCAAGAGCTTTTTCAGGCTGTTATGTTCCGCGCTAAGACACAGTTAAGCGATAAGCTTGTACGTAGTTCAGATGTATGGGATCAAGCATCTAAACGTCCAGAGATGGGACTTAGCTGGCCTTGGGCTGGACTTACTGACTTAACTAGGGGGATACGTAGGGGTGAGGGTGCTTACTTCGGTGGTGGCGTAAAAATGGGTAAGTCATGCTTAGTAGATGAGCTAGGTACACACCTTATCACACAACACAACGTCCCTGTGTTTTTCTGTAAGCCTGAACAAGAGAACCATATCACTGCACAGAAGCTTGCAGGGGTGGCTACAAGTCATATCTTTCACGACCCTAAGCGTGAGTTCAACATGGAGGCTTTCGAGCGTGGTAAGCGTCTCATAGACGATAAGGCTATCATGTATGGAGAGTACGGTAAAATTAATTGGGACGACCTCAAGAGAGAGATACGCTACGTTAACAGGGCAGAGGGTGTCAACGACATAATTATTGACCCTATAACATGCTTAACTGTAGGCATGGGTTCTGGTGAAGCTAACGAGAGATTAGTAGAGATCGCATCTGATATAGCGGCTATGGCTAAAGAGTTAGCATTCACGTACTACATCTTTTGTCACCTTAACAGTCCTCAGAGTGGACTTCCTCACGAGAGAGGTGGTCATGTACTTAGTAACCAATTCGCTGGCTCAAGAGCTATGATGCGTGCATGTTACATGATGATCGGTCTTGAGGGTAACAAAGATCCTGAGCAACCTAACCTAAAGAATGTAAGGCAGTTAGTTCTCTTAGAGGACAGGAACTTCGGAGAGAGTGGCAAGATACCTTTACTGTACAATCCTAACACTGGCAGGTTACTTGAGTCATACATGAACGACAACGAAGAAAACAAGGAGGAGTAATGTTTATGACTGGACTTTTTATATGGGGAGCAATATTTTTTGTTGCTATAATTATTCTGTATTACAACGAGGATTAACAGATGAAATACTCAATGTTACTTGACGGGTTTCCTGCTACGAAAAAATACCCTAGTCCTGTAGAACGTCTTGTTCGTTTAGCTGGACAAGATTTTGATGATTATAAATGCAGGGTTACAAATCCTTGTATTACTGCAAGGGAGGGGATTATAATAGGAAACTACATTGTAGAGCTCGAAAAGAAACTAGCACAGGCAGAAGCAAGAATTGAAGAAGTTCTTGAGCAAAACCGTAACTTTTTACGCGAGCTTGATATTAAAACTCAACAAGCTAAAGAGTACCAAAGGCTGTTAATTAAGATGGATGAAAAAAGCCGATGAGTGATTTAGAGCAGCAAGCCGAAGGTGAGGAACACAAGTTACCGTACGTATTCGACCTGTTTTTTGACGTAAAGACAATGGAGCAGGTTGAACGAATAGCTCGGGGAGAGGGGGACCACAGCAGTGCTACTCCATATGAACTATACGAGATGTTTGAAGGCCAAAACCTGCCTATTCCTGAATGCCTGAAAGTGTACACTAACCCGTACATCTGGATAGACCAGACAGGAACATGGCAGAAAGAGAAACCACCTGAACACGATATGTTCAGATTCAAGAAGGCGAGATATGTATGAAAACTAAGCACGAACGTAAGAAACAAACCATGAACGCAGTAACAGCCTCTAACCTAGCAGAGGGGCATCAAGTCCCTGTGTTCGCTATGAAGTCTGATGTACCTAAGAACAAGGTAACAGCCTCGCACCGTAAAGCACCTCCGGGATACTTACGTATCATGCCGGGTGTTCCTTATGTTAACGCGGAGAACTTCTAATGCAAGACATAGCCCGTTGGTTCCTTAATGTAACTTACTCTCGACTGTCCTTTTGGTTCCTGTTTATACAGCTATCGTCTCTTCTAGGTATGTTTGTATTCTTTAGCAGTGATGTTCTGTTCTCTGTGTTGACGTTACTAACACTGTCAGCAGGGGCCGCATTATTTTGGTACGACGAGTTATGGAACTGGTTGGAGAAAAAAGGTGAGGGTTAACAGGAGGAAAGATGAGGACTTGCGTAGCAGATATAGAGGCAAATGGCTTAAGAGACGTAGTGACGAAGGCTCATTGTGGTGTCTTCATAGACGTCAATACTGAGGAAGAGTTCCAGTTCACACCTGACCAGATACCTCAGATGCTTAAGTTCATGGACACTTGCGGTACTCTGATCTTCCAGTACGGCTACGGCTATGACTACCCTGTTCTGAAACAATTGTATAACTACGAGTTCAAAGGCAAAAAGGTTGATACCTTGCTGATGTCTCGACTGCTGTACCCTGAGTACCCGCAGCACTCTGTAGAGTCTTGGGGTGTACGTTTCGGTAGACCTAAGCCTAAGATAGAGGACTGGAGTACTTTTACTCCTGAGATGATGCACAGGTGTTCTGAGGATGTACATATACAACTAAGGATGTACCGTACATTTGTCAGTAAAATCAAGAAAGAGGGTTGGCCCCCTAGTAGTCTTAAGCTAACGTTTCGTTTGTTTGAGATACTACAGATGCAGGAAGATAACGGATGGCCTGTGGATATTAACAGCATCGTCAAGAGCATAAGTATGCTAGAGAACTGGATACGGAGGATTGATAAAGTAATCGTCCCTAAGCTCCCTAACGTCCTTGTACAGCCCTACACTGTACCCGTTAACAAACCCTTCCTGATGGATAGGTCTCTGTCTGCAATCGCTTGTAGGTGGGTTACAACTCCAGAGGAGCAAGCTCAGGTAGGTGGGCCTTTTAGTAGGGTACAATACCGTAAGGTAAATCTCGATAGTAACGATGAGCTGAAGAGGTTCTTAATTGACGAGGGGTGGCAACCTCGTGAGTGGAACTACAAAAAAGACCCTAAAACAAAGAGGATGATGAAAGACGATGAAGGCAAACCCATTATTACTTCTGCTAAAATTAAGCACGATGATCCTTTTCTGGGCATTGATGGTGGCCTTGGTCGTCTCGCTAGTAAGCGCGTACAAGCTAGAAGTAGAAAATCAATCCTTGAAGGCTGGCAACGTACAGTTAGAGAGGACGGTACAGTGTCACAGAGAATTACTGGTATCGCTTCAACAGGCAGACTCAAGCACTCAGGCATTGTTAATGTCCCCGGCAACGAGTCCTTTTTTGGAGTCCAGATGCGGCAGGTCTTCATTGCACCAGAGCCTTTCGTTTTAGTAGGTACTGACTCGGCAGGTTGTCAAGACAGGATGCTCCTAGGACGAGCTAACGAGTACGGTGTTAACGATCCAGTGTTCGAGGATATGTTACTCAACGGTGACAAGTCTAAGGGCACTGACAGCCACTCAAGAGCCGCTAGTGCTTTAAACGAGGTATTCAAGCGTAACAAGATGCACACGATCTCCAGAGCTAAAGCTAAGAACTTCAATTATGCTTATAAATTCAATGCAATGGATAAGAAATTAGGTGACATGGCAAAGGCAGGACCAAAGGTAGGAGGTGAGATACGGACAGCACTGGACAATATCTTTACGTCTCAAGTAGGTGTACAGGATCGTCTAGTCGAGGAGTGGGAGTCTAACGCTGAGCAGAGGATCAATGCTTGGGGCAGGGCTGAGTACGTTAACGGATGGTTCAGAGGGCTAGATGGAAGGCCTATCTATGTGAAGCTAGGCAAGGATGTTCTTGTGTATGCTTTACAATCAGACGAAGCTATTATGATGCAGTACGCTTTATGCTTCCTGTATCAGTGGCTTACTAAAGCAGGTATGGTTTACGGTACAGACTATAAGTTCGTAGCTAATGTGCATGACGAGTATCAAGCCCTTGTCCATAAAGATAAGGTAGATATTTACGTACCTCTAGCTAACAAAAGTATAGAACATGCCGCTAAGTACCTTAAAATACAATGTCCGCATAAAGGAGAATCAGATGTCGGAACTAACTGGGCACAAACTCACTAATACTTTACTCTTAAATTAAAATAATCTGAACTAACCTGAATTACTGTAGTCTTATATATCTAACCTATAAGATAATAGAACATTCATACAAATATAGTTATTAAATACTTCTTAAATACTTCTTAAATACTTCTTAAATATCACTTAAACATTTATTAAATAACTAAACACCATCTGTACAACAGATACTTACAACAAACCATTAGGAATCATATGCCAAGTATATACAATGAACCAAAAAGAGAAACAAAGCAAAGAGCACTAATCGAAGATGGACAACAGATAGCACGTATTGTTCAAGTAATAGATTTTGGTCTACAAACCCAGCGTCCCTACAAAGGCGAAGCTAAACTCCCTGCATACGAAGTATACCTCACAGCAGAATTCCCTGAACAGCGTATAGAGATAGACGGTGAGTCTAAACCTATGTGGAAGTCTAAGCGTTTAAAACTAAGCTCTGACGACCGTTCAACTTGCTATAAGTGGTACAACAAGCTAGACCCTAAAGGTGTGTACAAAGGCGAATGGTGTGAGTTAGTTGAGACTCCCCTTGTTGCGTTCATTACTCACAATCTAGGCAAAGGTAAGAACGCAGGTAAGACGTTCGATGAGATCAGTGACATAGGCCCAGTTATGAAAGGCTTTGTTGCTCCACCACTTGAGAACGACCCTGTTACTTTCGATCTAACCTCACCTAACCTCGATGTGTTCAACAGCTTCCCTTCTTGGATTCAGAACATCATTAAGGAGAACCTTGAGTACGACGGAAGTAGACTACAACGCCTAGTCGAGGGTATCCCTACAAGGGTCACAGCTAAGTCCTCAGAAAGCGACGTGGATGAGATAGAGCCTAAGGCAGAGCCTCAAGAAAAAGCTAAGGTAACTAAAGAGTCGATGTTCTCACCTGCCACTGAATACGACGACGAAATCGAATGGTAATCCAGAAGCCTGAAATAGGTCTTATCGACGCAGATTTGTTCTGTTACGATATACCTTTTGCTTGTCAGGCTAAGGACAAAGAGACGGGGGAGCTGATGGTGGCTCCCTTTTCTCGATGTATCCGTAGGCTAGAAGGCAGGCTACAAGGTATAAGAGAAGCCACAGGTTGTACACAGTTCGAGCTGTACTTAACAGGTAAGGGTAACTTCAGACACGAAGTAGCTAAGATCCTTCCTTACAAAGGTAACAGAAAATCAGATCGTGCTTACCATTACCGCAACATGATGAATTACCTGCAATGGGCTTACGGGGCTAATCTTGTTCAAGGCATGGAAGCAGATGATGCTTTAGCTATACGACAGATAGAGTTACAAGATCGTAGTGTAATTATTTCCAGAGACAAAGATCTCCGTATGGTTCCCGGTTGGCATTACTCATGGGGTGTTACTAACCAACCAGAGAAGCCCTTAGAGCACATCACCGAGCTAGGCTACCTTACTCTTACTAAGAAAACTAAAGAGGTTAATGGTGTAGAGAAGCACACCTACAAGCTAACAGGTGGTGGAATAAGATGGTTCTATGCTCAGTGCATGATGGGAGATAGTACAGATAACATCCAAGGTATCCCAAGAGTACGTGATGTTAATGCTTACAAAACACTACAGGAGTGTCAGAATGAAACAGAGTTATATGAAGCAACGCTTAAAGCTTATCAAGAACATTTCATTGATGAAGAGGTCGGGTACAATTCCTTCAAGGAGAACGCTAGGCTCCTTTGGATGGTCAGGAACCTTGACGAGAATCAAATGCCGGTAATGTGGGAAATGAAATCGTGAGTAACGTATTTTTTATTGGAGACTTGCACTTCGGACATAAAAATATCCATAAGTTTCGTTCAGGGTTAAACCTTGAAAACGAAGAACAACACCGAGAGTTCATTATTGAGAACTGGAACAACACCGTAGGTAAAAGGGACGTAGTTTGGGTTCTAGGCGATGCAGTGTTTTCCTCAGAACACCTGTGCCATATAGACAGGCTACTGGGGACTAAGTTCCTGATCTTAGGGAACCACGACCTTGGAGCAAAAGAAATGTTAAGCTCATTTGATAAGGTACAGGGGTTTCAGAAATACAAAGGTTTCTGGCTAAGTCACTGTCCTATACATCCTGAGGAGCTAAGGGGTAAACCTAACATTCACGGGCATGTACACTCTAACACAATACAAGATAAAAGATACTTCAACGCTAGTTGTGAGAACATTAACTACAAGCCTGTAAGTATCGAAGAAGTAAGGCAACAGACAGGAGGATTCGATGGGTGATTTTATAGCAAAACCTGTACACAGAGCTATTCTGGAGGGCAAGTGGAAGGAACTAAAGTACGTATAATAGGTACTCCTGAAGGGTGCTGTGGTGTACTTCAGTTACACTGGACAGGCGTTGTTAAGGAATACATTTTTGACAACGAAAGACCTACGATAGTTGTACTTAAAGATAACTCCCTTCATTGGGAATCAGACTTAGAGGTAATAAATGACGAAAGAAAAGACATGGGACCTAGTACAAGTTACTCAAGAAGACTTCAAATACAAGGTTAGTAAAGAAAACATAGTTGCAGTTCAACAGCCTCACGAGCTTGACCCTGACTATCAAGATACTCATTACTACACTGACGACATAGAAGCTGTGTACTTAGGAACAATCAGGATAGGTAATGGGACTGTAGTTCACTTAGTACCCGTACACGAGTTCACCCTTAGCTAATGCGTTTAAAGCAATCTGAACTTAAGGCATACAGGGATCGTATGCTTAAGGAGGACGGCCGTTGTAGGATATGTGGACACGGTATACAGCCAGAGGAAGCAGTCCTAGACCACGACCACGAGACAGGCCACATAAGGTCAGTACTGCATAGGAACTGTAATCAGATAGAGGGCAGGGTCCTTAGTTGGTGTAAAAGGAATGGTAAAGGTGTACACCCTTTGGTTGTACTTAAAGGTATCCGAGACCACTGGCAAAAGGATTACTCCTCCCTACCTCTACACCCTACCCACCTAAGTGACACAGAAAAAGAAATACAGAAACTTAAGAGGGCAATGAGACGCGTTAAACGTGCAAGCACTAAGCTAAAATACAAAAACAAAATACATGAACTGCAAGGTAAATTATGATAAGAAGTACAATGAACCAACTAGGTAACTGTAAAAACCCCCACCAAGGCGAAGCTATTAAAGCCCTATGTGTGTGCTCAGCAGGCTTGCTACGCTCTCCAAGTATAGCTAAGTACCTAACAGGTCTAGGTTACAACACAAGAGCTTGTGGGACTTCTCAGGAGTACGCATTGATCCCTGTAAGCGAAGCATTGCTTAATTGGGCTGACGAGATCCATGTAGTGAAAGGAGAGGAAGCTCAGATTGTTCGTTACTTAGATAAGATCTTTCCTCCTCAGCACCCTGACCGTCCGAGTATTCTAAGCTACAATATTCCAGATATGTACGGTACTTTCGACCCAGAGCTAATGAGGATCATTGAGGAGCAATACGTTGACTAAACATCTGATAATTCCAGACACCCAAGACAAGCCCGGAGCACCCACCAGTCACCTCTTAGCCTGTGGTAATTACATCGTCCGTAAAAGACCTGATGTTATTGTTCACATAGGCGACCATTGGGATATGCCATCGCTATCATCATACGACAGAGGTAAGAAAGCTATGGAAGGGCGTAGGGTTATAGCTGATATTGAGTCAGGTAAAGCATCTATGGAAATCTTACTTGGCCCCTTAAAAGCCTTACAACGAAGACAGAAGGAAGCCAAGAAGAGGGTATACACACCTCGTATGGTGTTCTGTTTAGGCAACCATGAGAATCGTATAGCCCGTCATGTTGAGAGCAACCCTGAGCTTGATGGAAGCCTTAGCTTCGATGATCTAGGTCTTGAGGCTATGGGGTGGGAAGTTATTCCTTTCCTACAGCCAATCGTAATAGACGGTATAGCGTATGCACATTACTTCTATAACCCTATGTCAGGTAGACCTTACGGTGGCGCTATAGAGAATAAAATGTCTAAGGTTAAGACAAGCTTTACTATGGGGCATCAGCAAGGTTTGCAGATAGCTACTGCCACTAATAACGCAGGAACTAAGATGTGGGGTTTAGTTGCAGGTTCCTTTTATCAACACTTCGAGAACTACATAGGTCCTCAAGGCAACGACCACTGGAGAGGAATTGTTATGAAGCATAACGTTAATAACGGAGACTACAGCCCGTGTATAGTTAACATGGATTACCTGTTGGAGAACTACCTATGAGCCACTACGATGATGTACGAGAGCTTTGCTACGCTAAGCAAGAGCTAGAACGGTTAGAGGAAGAGTACCAGTCGTGCGTAGATAAAAAAGATTGGTTATCTTGTGACCTCCTATCCGAACGAATAACCCAAAAAGAAAAACACATCGAGGACTTAAAAAGTGAATGCTAGTGAAGGGAGTATGATGAATTCAGGAATGTTTTCATCCGAAACAGATGAGTGGTCAACACCGCAGAGTTTCTACGATAAGCTTAATAACAAATTTAAGTTCGACTTAGATGTATGTGCATTACCTTCCAGCGCTAAATGTGAAGTGTTTTTTACACCAGAGGACGATGGACTAAACAAGGATTGGTTCGCTCACGGTAAAACTATCTGGATGAACCCCCCTTACGGTAGAGAAATCGGGAAGTGGATGCAGAAAGCTTGTGTAGAAGCAAACAAGGGATGCACTGTCGTATGCCTAGTTCCCGCAAGAGTGGACACAAAGTGGTGGTATAACTCCTGTCAAAGAGGTGAAATATCCTTTGTTAAGGGAAGACTGAAGTTTGGAGGGGCAACTAACTCCGCACCATTCCCTAGCGCAGTTGTTGTGCTTAGGCCTTCGCTTCCTCCGTTTATAGAGAGATATTAATGAGATCCGAACAATTACGTGAACATATAATTAACCCTGTACTAAAGAGCTTAGACCCTTTGATACCGCACTCAGAGGAGGCTGTTGACTTACTGTTAATGACCTCAGCTCACGAGAGCCACATGGGTAGGTTCTTACATCAGGTTAACGGCCCAGCTCAGGGTATTTACCAGATGGAACCTGCTACTGAGGGTGATATACACACAAACTTCCTGAACTCCAGAGACGAACTACAGTACCTTGTTCAGGTGTTGACTTTAGGTTCGGGGTTATTTCCTGAAATGGTAGGCAACCTGTACTACGCTACAGCTATGGCTAGGGTACACTATTGGCGTGTCCCTGAAGCTTTACCTAAGAAGGACAGCACTAGCGTGTACTACGAAAACCTAGCTAAGTACGCTAAGAAGTACTACAACACACATCTTGGCAAGGCCACTTGGCAGGATTACTACAACGATTACATGCGTTTTATTTAGGAGAATACATGAGTTCAGGAAAGAAGTATCTAAGAGATATACCTAAAAACAACGAGGGCTTAAGCGACGTGTATGACGTTCTAAGAGCATTTGAAGTAACTGACCCTGCTGTAGCTCATGCAGTAAAGAAACTCTTGTGTACAGGTCTAAGAGGCCATAAGGGGTACTCAGAAGATATACAGGAGAGTATTGACGCTTTGAACAGGGCTGTACCTGAAAAAGCTGAGGTTTCTGATCCTTTAACTGAGTTCCTTAGAGGAGCTAAATTCACCTAACACTAGGTTCTGTTTAAACAACAAAAAGGGGGCTTACGCCCCTCTTCTATTCCCCCATAAACCCATCCTCTGCTTCAACCGAAGTCAACCCCATCCCTTTAATAACTAATAAACCATTATCTCCCAAGCAAGCCGTAAGTGTATCGGGCGTAGCAATTATCGCTGTATCACTAAAAACAAGCTTACCCTGCGCTCTTGTGGCCGCCTCCATGTTAATAATGTTGTCGGTGTCCCATGCAGGTCTAACAAGTGTTTGCTGCGCGGCAGTTATCCAATTCGGGGTAGTAAGCCAAGACGCACACGCATATAATTTGCCGTATGCGTCTTGCCAGTTAAGACCTGCATATGTGTTTATGTCATCTGGCCCAAGCGCCAAACACATTGCAAGTTGATTGGCGTCTGATTGTAATAGTTGTGGACAAGCCGCTGTTATTCTCATAGTGTTACTCCCGATTTATTTGCTAGGTAATGCTCCGCTTTCTCCACATCCTTAACGCTGTATTGGTTTCCACCTACAAATATTGCTGAGTATAAATTTCCTTCAAGGTTTTGAGAAGATGAAACATTAAACCCACCGATCTTCTGAAATCTGCTGTTGGACAATGCACTTTGTACATCTGATCTAAGAATGCCCCCGTTTAACCTAGTGTAGGCAGTGCTTTGAAGTCCGAAGGTTAGTACGTGTCTCTCAAAGCTGCTTAATATTCCAGATATTGACACACTCCAAGGCGTAGTTGATAACATTCTAAGCGCTCTGATTTCTATCCCATCGTTGTATCCAAAGTAACCAGAAATAGTACTGTCGGAGTCCTCTGAAAGAAATACATCGTCTGAGGATTTCAAAGAAGCAGCAAGACCGAAAAATGCCGTGAAATTAATTGGCAATGGGTTAAAAGCCATTGAAGTGCTTATGCCATTAAGCTCCAACCAAGCTAACCCACCACCTGTTCTGTAAATTGGACGATTAGCCGCTACCGATTGCGTTGCATGGTTACCGTTACCCGACTTATCCAACATTCGCCCTACAGGTTGCCCCGAAGCTGTAACAGGCGTTGTACCTGCGGCATCTTGAAACAGTGTAGATATATCATAAGGCTCATACCACGCGCCTTCCTCACCATTTGCGAATAATGATAGAGGGTTGAATGTTGGATCAGATAGACCCCACTGGTAAAGCATGTCAGGAAAAGAACCGCTGTGTCCCAAAGATCTTAGGTACTTGTAAAACATATCAGGTAAGCTTCCTGTTAAGCTTTCTCCACGTAACCACTTATACAGGATGTCATTAAGGCTGCCAGTAAAGCCCTCAGACTTCAGGAAGTTACCAACAGCGGTAAGATTTTTTCTCGAATTAAGGGGGATATTCATTTTCTTTTAGCTCCGCGCTTCATTCCCTTTTTACTCCCGTTATCTGATCTATTAGCTGTTTTAGATCTTACCCTAGTGTTAGATTTATCTGTGCTTCCCCCATTACGTAAAGCATCTTTGTGGTCTACGTCCTTTCCATCACCTTTCTTTACCTTGCCGTCCTTCGTAGCTTCTCTACGAGCTTTATTTCTTGCGGCCCTATCCTTCTTAGCTTTTGGTGTACTGTTATAAGCACGTTGTTTCTTAGAACGCGCACTAGCTGTACTTTTCATCTCTCCTTTTTTTGGCATTACTTTTCCTCCTGTACGATACCCATTGCGTTCTGTACTGATATTTTGTACGCTTCAACAAGCGTCTTATCACCTACCATTATATCTGGTCCAAGTTTCTCATAAGTATTCAATACATTCGTAAAGAACGTATTCAAGGCTCTCATGTCTCCTCTGTCCCTCATAAAAGGATTATTGCCCTTTATCCTGAACTGCAATGTATCGGGGTTGAAGTCGTACTGAGAAAGAGAGTCTGCTGTACTCATTAATGTACTACCAGAAAGGCTCGACTTCTGAGTAGCAAACCTAGAAACCATCGAAGAAGTAAGTCTTTCTATTTGAGGACTCAGAACGCTAATAACCTCTTCCTTATCTTGATCTTTAAACATCAAAGAGTTACCGTTACCTACGGCATCGAGTAAAGAGCTCAATCCTCCTTTCTGTACAAAGTTATCTATGTCAGCTTGTACTCCTGTAAGGGCTCCTACATAAGCTCTCTTGTTCTGCTCTTGTACATCTTCAGCAATTACTGTACCTTCCTTAGACTTAAAGGCTTTACCTATCTTAGATAGGTTCTGATCTGTTTCTGGATCAGGGGTGTTGTCCCCTTTAACCATTTTAAGTACAGACCTAGTTAGGTCCCCTATTTCTCCGCTGTTTATGCTTATACCAGCACCGGCTGTATTCATCCCTATGATGTAACCAGAAAGCCTGATACCGGGATCTGGACTGTTCATCATTGTATTGTTTAGCTCTTGGACAGCTTTTTTGTTAACGCCCTCTATACCCTTTAAAGACGCGGTCTGTTGTAGAAAGTTTATGTTTCTTTCAAAGCTTTTGTCTGCATCAGCTACAAGCTGTTCCATCTGAGAGGTGTTGAGGTTAATACCTAACGCAGAGGTCTGCTCGTTAATGCTTTGACCTAGGGTTGCCCTCTGTAGCTCTATGCTTGAAATCAGCTCTCCAACCTGACTTTGATCGCTGAAGTCTGCTTCTTGTATGGCAACATTCATCTGCTGGAGTATTGGCGTAATAACGCTACCGTGTACAGCACCCCTAACAGCCTTGAACTCTGCCGCTTGTTTAGCAATTTTGTTATTCGTTCTGGAGGCCACTAACGCCTCCCTAGTGCTGTCTGCTTGGTAATAGCTCTGTATAGCTGTAGCTTCAAGTATTTTTTGACGGAGACCCTCGTTGTCCAGAGCACCTATGTTAGGCATCTCTGAAAGAAACCCCGACATACCTGCAAGTTGAAACTCAAGCTCTTCACGTTCATCTATCTGTCCCTGAGCAAATACTTCACTCTCATCCTGTAACTCTGAAAGAGTGTTGCCTGTGAGCTTATTAGTCTGCCCTATGATTTCTTTACGCATAACAGGGTCGTTGTACTTACCTAAGTAATCCCTCTCTATCTCAGCTATCCGTACACCAGAAACCTTTTGATCAGAAAGCTCAGTCCTTAGATCTCTTAAACCTAGAACACCTTCAGATATTTGAGTTTCCGCCATTACAGCTCTTTCTTGAGTCTTTTTGGACTCCCTCTGCATACGGTCTTTCTGGTAAATGTTTACTAAGTTCGACAGACCTTGAGCCACATCAGCTTGAGCTGTGCTTGCTGTAGGGCGTATCTGCTGTTGCTGAACTGTTCCTGTTCTTGTTGCTATTGGGTTAGTAAAATCACTCATTTTTCAATCTCATGTATTTTCATTAAACTTTTCTCCATTGTATCTACAAAGATCAATGCGTCTTCTATTTCCTTCTGAGCCTCAGCAGTAGGTGCTTGGTTCAAAAGAACTCTGAGCTCATTAGCCCTGTCACCTAGGGTTGCTTTTTCTATGTAGGGTTCTATGTAAGACTTATAGTTAGGTGTTTGACTGGTTAAAGCTTTCATGCTAAATGTATCCTCTGCAAGCTGATACAAGCTAGGGTCTAGCGAGTTCTTAGCGTGGGATACCCACTTAGCGTGAGCAAGTGTACTTGTAGCCATATTAAGCTCACCCTTGCTTTGCATTTCTGCTAATTCTCTGGACATCTGCTTTAACATAACATTTACAATTCTTTCTCCTGCTTCCTCAGACTTCCTGCTTTTGCTAAAATTAGCATTAGCGAAGTAATCGTTCATTAAAGCAGGTCTCATGTTCATAGCTGTAGCAATGCCTTCCCCCATAGATACTCTCATGTTAGAGCTTAAGGTAGTTGTATAAGGAAACACTTGCATGTTATAAGCTACAATAGCCTTATCCATGTCCTGTACACCTTTCAGTATCCCACCTACTTCCCACAAAAACCCTTGAACCTTATCTGCTGTATCCATTTTATCATGTGAAGCGATTATCCAAGCTGTACCTCCAATACCTATACGCTTCCAAGCGTCACTGGCAACACCAAAACTTGCACCGAAATAATCTAAGCTACCGGGTGTCCCTAGTATTAAGTCATTAATTACGTCTAACATACTTGCAGGAGACACGGCTGTACTTGCATCAACCCTACCCACTTCTCCTTCCGGTACAAAGTTACCTAGTACACTGTTAAACATATTGTTAAACAACCCTCCTTCAATAATTCCCTTTATGTACGGGTTCTTAGTAGCCTCCGGGAATAACCTCCTCATTTCATTCGAAATACTGTTACCGAACTTCTCACCTGTTAAACCCTCTGGACCGAATATCATAAGTGTAGCTATTAAAGCTGTAGCACCTTTGATCTTTGTCTCAGAAAACGCACCGGGCATGTTACCTAACTTCTTACCTGCTAAGCTAAGTGAAGGATCAAGAACTACATCAAGTAACATCTTGTGCATGTGCTGTACGAACTGTAAAGGAAACGCTAGTAAGTTACCTGCCTTCTGATACGTAAATTTATCTATACTGTTCTGTGTTGCTGTCAATCTTTGAGCGTTAAAGCTTATACGTTGCTTAGTTACAGCGTTGAACTTAGAACCTTTCTTAGCCATCTCTACATTGAACTCGGATAAGTAAGCTAAAGCGTTAACTACCTTTATACTGTTCTCTTGTAACGCTTGTGACACCCTAAGAGGAGACATAGCTACGTCACCAGCTACCTTGCCTACACGGTTAGCTGTGCCTTTGAACTGAGATACATTAACATTTCCTGCTGTCATTGAAAGAAAGTCATCTGCTCTTCCTACACCTTGAAGCATCCCTGACTCTCTTAAATCTTTTATTACCATCTTAGCTGTTTCATCTGAAACACCGAGCACCTTGGAAGCCACTAAGTAATTATCTGATGCACCTAGTATGTTCTGCATTAATAAAGGTAACTGACCTACAGCCTTCATTCCACCTACAGGATTCTTATAAGCTATGTATGTAGCCTGTATAAGGTTCTGAGGTATCTGATACAAAGGTCTAGCCGTTATAATAGCATGAGCTACAGCACGTAATACATGGCCTGCCGCCCCCTGTGTATTTGCCTCTACATTTACTCCAAACCTAGATGCTAAACTCTCCACAAATGAATCTACTGAGGTATACAGCTGTGTCTTTTCCATGTGGCTTAAAGAAGATATGTAGTCATGCCACTGTCTAGCTTTAGCTACCTCTGATTTACTTAAAGTGTCTTTACTCTTAAGCATGTTATCAAAGTTATCGCTGAACTTAGTGTTCATGCCTTCGTTAAAGCTTCCAGAGAACTGATTATAAAACCTAGACTTCAAGGACTCTAGCATCTGGACGTTGTATATTTTCTCTACCTGACGGATGCTGCTCTGCATACTCTCGAACACACCAACCGTGGGTGCTGTTAAGCCGTCAGCTCCTCTTAAAGCTTCGCCTCTGTGCATAGTATGTGATGCACCGTAGCTGAATTGTACGCTATCGCTATCACTATAGATGTCGTCTAAATCAGAGTTCTCCCTAGAGCGTGATGCAACACCATCGTAGTCAGGGTTGTCTAATTTGTTCTGGGCAACTATAGCGTCAGCCTGTGCCTCGTTCTTGACTATGTGAGTAGTAGCGGTTTTAACTTCCTCTACACCATCTATAACTGCTCTTTGTCCAGACCTGACTATCCAACCAGAATCTCTGTACATGCGATCTATGTGCCCTGTACGCTTTGTAAGGGCTTGTAAGGAAAGATCTCCTGTATCCGATGCCTGTAGTACTACATGACGATAAAGTCCGTTAGGAGTCTCTATAGGGTCATCTAGCCTAACAACGATAGTATCTTCTTTAGGTTTAAGCATTGTTTTAGTTTTAGGGTCGTACACCTCATCAAGCTCTAAGTCTCTTAAAGCTACACGCCTGCCTGCTGTCTTATGTATTCCGCCATCTACAGCAACATCAACACCAAAGAAACCTGCTTCCTTTTTCTTGCTGTAATATATTTTATTTCTAGCTTCATAGATGTCATCCATTACTGCACGTATTTTAGCGTACTTTCTAAAAGCTGACTCTACGTTTGAAGATGAATCTGCCTGACCTACAGCTGTACTGAACTCCCTAAGTGTGTTGTACTGTTTGCCTGTGTCATCACCTAGCTTTAAAGCGTGACCAACTATATCAGCAACACCAGGAGACATACCAGAAAACGCAGTCTGTACCTTTTTATCAAAACCTTCTGCTAAGGCTTTATGTTTGAAGTTCAAAGCGAACACACCTTCTAGGACTTCACCGCCTAAGATACGTAAAGGGTTCAAGAACATTCCAGAGAATCTACCGTAGGACTTCTTACCCGCAGCGCTGAGGTCAAGTACATCCATCTTAGAACTGAAGATATGCTTAACAGGTACTTCTACGAACCACTCTGCCCCTTCTGCCATAAGGTCTTCAGCAACTTCAGGCCCAGCGAAGTTCTTAGGATTAACAAATGTCCCTCCTTCGGTCTGAGAGTCCCTGAGTGTCTGGGCATTCATACCTTTCTGTTGCTTTCTTTGCTTCTTAGTTAACTTCTTAGCAGTGCCTTTAGGTGCACTGAGTAGCTCCTCTGCCGCACGCTCTTTAAGTTCACCCTTAGATACAAGCTTAGCCCCATCTGGAAGAACAGCTGATTCCATAGCATTCAAAGCATCTTGCTTTGTCTTAAAACCACCGGCATTACCGTCACCCATAGTGAACAAAAAGTCCCCTAAAGAGTTATTATCAGTGTTGCTTCTAAATCCAGTTGCTGAATCCATAACGTTCAGGCTTGTACCCGTTTGAGTCTCTAGTACCCTAGCTCTCTTCATACCCATGTTAACAGCGCTTTCGTCTATAAGGAGAAGCTCATTAACCTCTATAAGGTCTTCTCTTACGTTAGGGAATCCCGGGAGGTTAGATGCACTAGGTCCGCCTATGTGACGTGTACTAGCCTGTTCTTGAGTTAAACCGTGACGTACAGCCTCAGCTATAGGATCTTTCTTTAAGGTCTTAAGGAACTCTTTAGGCTCTAAGTCGTACAGCGAATCAAGTACAGAACTGCCATCCCTGTGTGCTGTAGTGGTTATTGTTTCTGGTAGCATCTTAGCGGCTATAGCTTTAGATAAACCTTTTATGGTCTGTATTGAACCTATAACACCAAAACCTAAGTTAAACAACGTCTCTGCAAACTGACCCTTTTGAGAATCAGTTACTTCACCGTCAGCCATCTGGATACCGCCCTCAAGGATAGAGCGCTTTAGCCTATCCACTTGGATTGAGGTAAGCATAGAATTATTACGGCCCATGAGGGTTGTCTCATAACCTGCCCACTCTTCTACTAGGTTCTCTAGGACAGTGATCTGCTGTTCTTTTGGGAGGGTATCTAACTTATCTAAAGCGTTACCTATTCCTAATTTGAATTTAGCGAACTCTACTTCTCCTGTTCCAACAAAAGGAATTATAAGCTCTCCTAAGTCTCCAAGTATTTCACCCCAAGAGCTTTCCTGAAAAAGCCTCGCAGTCTGCATGTCTATATTTCTAGCTAACTGTTGGTTAAAAGCTATCTCTGCATCAGCTCTAGGTAACATAGGGTTATTAGGTAAACGCTTAATGATGTATTCTTCGCGATAATCCCCTAGATCGTAGAACCCATCCTTAGAGGCTTTTAGTTCTTCAACAATAGCTAAGACTTCTTCGTTAGTCTCGGCTGCCTGTATTTTTTCCTCAGCTAACTTAAGGTCCTGTTCACGTTCTGCACCTTCAGAAATAGAGGACTGCTCATCAATTACACCGTCATTGCCTTGCTCTAATGCTTCTCTGGTAGGGTCAAAGGTATCAGTGTCCCCTGCGTACACAACCTCTTGAAATATAGTAGCAACTTCACTTGCGCTTTCTGTAGAACGATAAGGTATCTCGATGGTGTCTTTACCTAGTACACCTTGTATACTAAACATAGACTCATCGAAGCCTATGCTTGAAAAATCTAACGAGGTTTGACGCTGTTGTTCTGGGCTTCGGGCTACTTGCTTAGGTACAGCCTCGACAACCTGACCTGTTTCCTGTGCTGGTTCCTCTCCCCAAGCTTCGTTCATACGGGCTACAAGTTCACTTCCGGGATTAAAATCAGAAGGCACGCTTGCATCAACAGGTGTGTCGCTTTTTCTTTTACTAGCTACTGGAGCATCTTGAAAGTTCTGAGTTACTGAACCCATTACAGACGTAATCATGCCAGAGGCTTGAGCTTTACTAAGACCTTGATCTTTCATCTCTTGAACTAACTTGTTGATGTCAACAGAGTCAGGCTTTACCCCTTGCGTATCCATTAAGTCTCCTCTCCTTCATTTGCATAAACACTAAGCTGTCCAGCAACATTTCCCAAAGTTCCAAAAGCCGTAGCTTGACCTTGATTTGTAATAGCTTTGTTTTGGAATCTAGCTACGTTAGACTGTAAGGAACTAACAGCGTTTATAAAGCCTAAGTTAGCCGCTGTCTGGGAACCTATGCTTGCAAGAGCTCCCTGTGCTGAGCTTGTTCCTGCTGTTCCGCTGTTAGTGCTGTTAGCCATAGACATAGCTGAAGTAATTTTGTTTTGACGTATCTCGCTTAAACGCTCTTTAGACGCTTGCCTTTCACGTATTTTATTTGTAGCTCTGTTTGCTTTCTTTTGTTCTCTGCCTGCTTTAATAGAAGCACCGGCACTAAGTAAAGAAAGACCTACAGCCGCCGCTAAAAAGAATGCCATTAGGTTCTACCTCCCATTGAAAAGGATACACTGTACCCTAATAATTGTAAATCTTTCTCTGGCTCTGTTTGGAATACAAACTGTACTGCATCCCCTTTACCTCTAATCCCGTAAGTGTACGAAACTAAAGACTCGCCTGTGTTCATTGTGTGAGGGTAAGACGTAGGAAGAAATCCTCTTTTATTAGGTAAATATATATTGTTTATATTTCCTCGTCCTTTACCATCTACTATACCAACCCACTTGCTGTAAGCATCACTGTTATCAAAATCCCATCTTGTCTGTAAATAACAAGCGGAAGGTTTTGTGTACGAGTACTGCCCGTTTTCGTAACCAAGAACTTCTGTTTCTGTTTTGTTGAAATAAAATTTAGCTCTTGTTATCTTTTTACTGTTAGCGAACTTACCTAAAGTTTCCCATCCTGAGACAAGAAAAGAAGGAGCGTTTTCACCGAAGTCTTCGAAACTGGCGTTCTTAGGCTGAGCTACTGTGTAATTTAACTTTGTTGCTGTTTGAGTATAAAAAGGATACAGAACAGCGTTATTTATTCTAAACGGACGTACTGATACGTAATCGTCGTTAGCCTGCATCTGAGGATAAAAGGCTTGTACCTCTAAATCATAAATAAGGAATTGACCAAAATTAGGAACTAACCAAACTATTTGTTTTTGAGCTTCGTCGTAAACACCGTGAGCATTCTTTCCTGATAAGCTAGTTAAAAAATAACTACGAACAGTCTGAGCTGAAATATCTACGCTGTTAAGAACATCGAACTCAGTTGCTACTATTTCCATTATTCCGTTATTAGAGAAGTAATACATACTCCCTTCTGCTTCAACTACACTTCTTACGCTTTCTAAACCTCTTTCGCTTACCTTAGCTATATTAAAACCTGTAGCCTTAAAGCCACCATCTGAATTGTAAATGTACCATACACCGTTTGTAGCAAAAACAAGTACTCCACTTTTAAAAGGTTTAATTGCTTTTATTCCTACAGCTTCTTCTAAAGGAATTATCCCTCCATCGGTAGCAAGTAAATCGGAAAGAGCCTCGCTTGTAGGGTCATTGTCTTGATAACATCTTCCCGCTTCTTTAGGGCTAACAAGTAATTGAGAATAAAGTACAGTGCTGTCTACAGCGTAAAAAATTCTACCAAAAGCACTGGCACAACAGTTAGGGTTCTTTATGTTTGTTGTTGGTTGATTAATTGCCATTATGGTTCAATTTGTCCCGGAAATCTAGGCGAAGGTTGCCAAGGGTTAAAAGGTGTTGAAGGCGGAGTAACCGGATCATTAGGCTCATTAGGGTCGTAGCTAGGGGCAGAGGAAAAGTCTACTGAGCCTACAAGCTCCAAAGTAGTGCTAGGAACACCATCAAGAGTAGGATTACCTAACTTAGAATCCCTGTCAAAATCCATTACACTATAAACGTAATGACCCCTTGCCGCTAAAGAGTTTCCTAACCCAGCGTCTCTTACGTACTTAGGGTCAAAGGTTAGATTACCATCAGAGTTATTTATCATGCCTACACTGACTATATCCGCGTTGCTAGGATACAAAGAAAACTCATTGTTGTAGATGTCAATAACGCTGTCTAAAGGATTTCCCGTGGTGTTCTGATCTCTTCTTTCTACAAACCACCCTGCATTCAATAAATTGTATCTGTGGTTCTGTGTTAAGGTAGCAGGGTTTTCAGAAGCACTGAGGTTATCATTAACAAGTTCGAAGTCTCGTACATACAAAGTAATTTTGTAAATATCTATTTTTTCTTCAGCTTCGTTGTACTCTAACATTATAGGGTTATCGTTGTTAGATAAAGTAATAACAAGGTAATTAGTTAACTCTGCAATCTGAGTGCTTACCTTTGCATCTGCGATCTTAACATCAATTAAAGCTGTGAAATTTGCATCTACTGCGTGTACTCTGATGTATGTTTCTGGTACATTGTTAGTAAGTACAGCTATAACGTAAGTACTACCTCTCCAGTAAAACATATTTTCAAGCTCAGCGTCAGTACAGTCGAACTCAGCTACGGGATACAGGAACTCGAACCCCTCCCGTCTTTTACGGATAAGGCCATCTTTTTCTAAGATAAAGTTCAGCTCATCAGAGGTACAACCCTCCGGAAAAGCAAGAGGGGACGCCTCAGTAATTAAACCTTTAGCTAGGGATACGTAATCTTTAGAACCAGAAGCTCTAGGCATTTAAAGAATCCTTGATGTACTTTTTAATAACAGCAGGTTGTTTAAGTTCTTTCGGAACTACAATGCCCATAATTTCTGCAAACTCTAACAGGGCATCTTTCTTTGTTAATTTGTCTAACTCTATTGCCGGAGTACTGACTGGAGTGTAGTCAACCTTGACAGGTTTATTTCTTATGTAAGTGCTAATAGCCTCCTCAGCTACACTAGCCTTAGTAAAGATACCAGTTAGCTCAATAGGAACCTTACCTGATCCCCTCTGTACGCATAACTGGCTTGTAGTTTTGTATTGCACTATTTTAAAGTCATTCATTAATTTCTACCGTATTTGCTTTTGTTTCTGTTCATACTCCCAGACTTACGTGCTTGCTGTTGAGCAGAGGCCATCCTTGAAGCTAAGCGCCTAGTAGTGCTAGGTGGAGCATTTTGTTGAAGGAGGTGCTCGTAGCACTCTACAATTACTAAGTCTCTGTACAGCTCTGACAGGTGCTCTGGAATAGGAATTATGAAGTCATCCTGTTGTAAAAACACTTTTTCTTGTGTATAAACTACTCGACTTTTACTTGACTGTAAAGTAGTGTCTTGTTCTTTGTTGTACGAATCATGTACGATATAAACACCATTAAAGGAGGTACAGTACTGAGGATGCCTGTTATTGTAGACAACAAACTTAGTACCTCCAAAATCTTCTACAATTTCTGTATTAGCAAGCTTATCGGTTCTTGACTGAACCATATCTAAAAAGCTTTCGTTAGATAAGTAAATCACAGGACGATAGTTAACTAAAACATCCGACTCTGTGTTATTATAAGATAAAGTGCTCTGATCTATACGTTGCACGTTATCCGGAATCTTTAAATAATTAGGTTTTGTTACATCAGACACACTGCCTAGTGTTGCACTGGATGTAGTGAACTGCCAGTCTCTGAACTTTTGAATTAAAGTGTAGTAGCACTCTTCAGCTATCTGAGCCGCTTGTTGGGCTACATCGCTGTTAAAAATGCTGTCTACGTAAAAATCTGAGGATTTGTTTAGATAGCTCTGAACTACGCTTAATAAAGTTAATTTCATTTCTATCCTTAAAAAAGAAGGGGCCGAAGCCCCGACAATTACACACTAGATGCGTTCGTAAGTAACTACTAACGAAGCTTTACCTACTGTAGCGGCTTGGGTTTGTGCATCAGACAAGTCTAAAACTATCTGAATACCCCCTGCGCCTGTTAGCTTGGTTAAACCAGTTAAAGCTGGCTTGGTAACACCTAATGTATTTAGATTTAGGTCTGTAGTTAGGCCGTTACCACCGTCAATAGATAGGTCTGCTGTAGCACCTGTACCAAAGGCTTCAGATACATACAGCGTTAAACCTGTAACGATGTAAGGGTGCAGAACACCTATACTGTACACATCGGTAACTGTACCAGCAGAAAACTCAAACGTAGCTTGAACTTCCTTACCGAAGGTTTTTACTTGACCGTCAATACCACCAGAAGCTCGTGTTCCGTAAGTCTTACCTACACCAATACCAGCCGCGTTGCTTTCATAACTCATAATTTATTCCTTATTCAAAATCAGTTGCAGATGTAATTAATACACCTAAAGTGTCTGTACGCTGTAATCCAAAGCCCATACGTGAAGTCATAATGAACTCATCACGTTGTAGATCTTTGTTACGCTCAGTTTCAGTTCGAGGCATTTGTCTCCATGCAACCATTAATGCCTTTGTCTGGTCATCAAGGATAGACATAAAGATATTAGCAACACCGTCTGTTACTGAGGTAGTACCATCACTGAACGTACCTTTAGGTAAACGGTTACTTGAGAAGATATTCCAACCAGCGAAGTTCATAATGAAGTCATGGTCACGCATAAGACCTGAGTTCAAAATTTCTTGCATCATAGGGTTAGAATCTACGTTGTAAGTACCTTGGAACTTATCTTGCAGAGTAGCCGCAACAACAGGGTCAACAAACGCTACACGACCTGCATAAGGAACTTCAGCCTTATCAAAAGCCAGCTTCATCTTGTTGAAGTGTTGGATACTTGCAATGTTATTGGTTTCAGCAGATGCAATACGATGTGCGAACTTATTCACAAGGTTAGCCGCACCATTTGTTTGTCCTGCATTCAACGTAGCTAGTGTACGAGTTTCGAAATATTCCTGCAAAGCACGAGTACTCTCTTGAGCACGAGCACCTAGCAAGGCCTCTACCTGACTGCCATCTTGACGCATCTTATCTGTGATAAACCACGCATCACCCGGGTAGTCACTAATCTGTAACTGGACGTTACCTGACTCAATAGGGTTATAAACCAATGGAACGTTTTCATTAACTTCCTGAATTTTCGCTTCACCGATAGACTTAATGTTTAAAACTTCACCTTCGCCAAAGTCAGATACATCCCGATAAAAGTTAGTTGGGAGCAGACCGTCGTGCATGTTACGAAGAATAAAATCAGAGTACTGCTGAGCTTCGATAAACGAAGTATTGCTTTGAGTAGTAATCATTTACTATTTCCTTAAAGATTGTTTCTTAATTGAATGAATGCTAGGATCGTATTCGAAACCATTAGCTTCACCAACTTGTTTTCCTGAGTACCGCCATTGGGCTACCAAGTCTGCTGTAGAACTCCCAAACATAACCCTTTTAGGGGCTTCTTTTGTTTGAGGAGGATTCCCTACGTAGGACCCACCGTTAGGTGATGGAGAGGCACTTGATTTAGTGTCTAACTGAAAGAGCTTAAGAAAAGCTTTAGGGTTAGAACGAGCTAAGGCTTCAATACCTGCACTGTCCATTCCTAACTCTTGTCCTTGATCTAACAGTTTGTTTTGCCACTCTGTACCGTGTACCCTAGTAGCTTGCTCTATGCTTGTCTTTAGGTTAGTATTTTGTACTTCCTGTTGACCTTCATTAGCTATGCTTTGTCTAAGACGGTTTAAAATAGCGTCTTCGTCTACACCTTGGCTGGTCTGCTTTGGTTGTTCGACTACAGGCGGAACCTGCTTTTGAGACTCTAGCGCTTGCTCTAGTTTCAGGCTTGTGTCCAAGCGTGAAGTTAGCTCTTGCAACTGTATCTCCATTTTACTGTACTTATCAGCTAAATCGCCCTTCTCTGTCTTCAGGGTTTCAATGAACTGATCGGCATTTTCGATTTTCTTTTGGGCGTCTTCTGCGGTGTATTCTCTACCTCCCGCAGTAAACATACCAGTCGTGGGTTTCGGATCTTCTTTTGGTTTTTCATCAAACATTTGGCCTTGGTCTGCCATATAAATTCCTATTTCTTTTTAGATTTTGATTTTCTGCTTCGTTCTTTTATTTGCATGTCTTTTTTATTAGAAGCGGCTTTTCGTTTTTCTGCGCTACTTGCAGATTGACCTGCACCTGTAGTGCCGTCTACTCCAGCTACTCTTTCTCTACCCTCTTTATCTTTTTCGAAAAAAGCCCCATTATTTTTAAGACCAGTAGGGACGTGTGCTTCGTCTAAACTTGCTTGAGTAACTTTTGTAGTGTCTTTTGTATACGCCATTACATTGTCTCGCATCTGAATGTTTCTTTTAGCTTCTTGATTACTTCAAGCTTAGCTTTGTTTTCTGTAAGGAAGACTGATCTAAGAAATTTAGTAGTCCAACTCATGTTAATGTATTCGTTAATTAATTTATCGTGCTCCTTGCATAAGTAATCATAATGTGCTTTACTGAACCGACTCTCTTGCCAGTCCTTGTATTGTTTTATTAAATCGCTTTTTTGTTTTGCATCCTGCTCTCTTGAAAAAACAGAAACTAAGCTTGCAGGTATTTTTGTTTTCATTATTCCATTCCCATCTCAGTAGGTGTCTCTTGCTCCATACTCTGAACCAAGTCTTGTTGTACTAACATAGAACGTTTCTCTGCTTCACCTTGTTCATCAATTGCCGCGAACTTAGATATAATACCGTATTCCTCTAGCCCTGACAACTCTGATATAGCTTTAGCTAAATTATAACTGTTTACATGACCAGCAATTATTGGATGCAGTTGAGACATACTTTGTATACCCGCTAACTGTTGTAACATACGAGTAAAACGTCTAGAACCTCTAGGTTGTATCTGAGCGTTAGCTTCAAGGTCTTCTTTCGTAACAGTCATTACTGTTCTTATGCCATCGTTATCGGCTGAAAGGACAGTGGCTACAGCTTGGAAGTTCTGAATAGCTATTGCAATTTGGTCTTTAATAACCTTCTCAATACAGTCTTGTTCGTACTGAGCTACTTTATCTATAAACCCTCTAAAAGCACCCTCTGTAAGATTCTGTACTTCAAAGGCTGTCTTCTCTCCGGGACTTCTAAAACCTAGGACATCTGAAGGCAGTCCTACTGATTGGACAATATCTTGTTGAATAAGTTCAATCTCTGTGTTAAAAGATAACGTTGAGCTATCTGGAGCTATGTCTCTAGCGTCTCCACCTACAGGGGCCCAGATCTCTCTACGGCCTGTACTGTCGTCATAAATAATCTCAGGTTCGCCTATGTACAGCTCATCAGGATTAATCATTCGATCTATAGCATCGTTCTTAGCATTTTGTCTGTGGTTAATCATGTAGTTCAAACCAATAATAGGTTCAAGAGGTCCTTGTGACCACAGGTTATCGCCACGTTCCTTCCATCCACCTTTACGTATACGTGACTCAGGGCAACTGTAGTTACTTACAACGTCCCCGTAATCGGCTATAATAATACATCTGTCGTCTATAACTTCTAAAGAAGCTTCGTCAAAAATACTGCCGTAAAAGAACAACAAATCTACGTATCCTGAACGAAAGTAGCTTGTTAAAGAATCAAAGCCTTGAGCAGTGAACTGTGCATCTTTGAAGTAATCATTGCTTGTAACACTGTCTCCGGTTCCTGTTCTTCTCAGTAAAATACCCTTAACTACTTCCTGATCTACACTTTCAGGGAAGTTCTTAGCAAACCTTGCGAACTCACCGACCGTCATTCGCTGTCTAACGATTTTAAAACTGTCATCAAAGCTAGGGGCTGTCGGATCAAAGATAATGTCGTACGGGCTGATACGGTGCGTTTTAGGGCCTATGTAGCCTGCTACAACTTGTCCATCTACAACCTTACTCTCGTCAACCATCGCTGTTTGTAAAAAAGCGTTACCGTAAGCACGTAAATCATCTAAAGACTTTTTACCTATACGAGTAAAGCCTGTTAAGGAATGAATCTTTTTAAGGTAAGCTAATACCTTATCCCGTTTGTCTTTAGAAATACCTGTACGGTCTAGTGGCTCCCACCCTAACCAATCTTCGTGTGGAAAAGCTGTAGCGTTTAAGATGCTTCCAAGCTTTTCATCAATCATGTGAACAGCCGGGGTGTGCATACTGTGATCAAAGTTATTGCCACCTTTTAAATCACGAGTGTCTGTAGCAAACCTGTACAGGTCTACCTCTTTCCAATTGTCTAAAGCTTTAACCCTGGAGTTATTGTATTGGCTCCAAAAGCCTGAAATAGCCGTAGCTACTAACTTGCTTGAGCTATAATCTGTGAAGTTAACTGGTCGTGTCATGCTCTTCTTCTACCTTTTCCAAATCTACTTATGTTTACTACATTACTGCTTCTAATTGAGGGGCGAGACTTTGCAGCCCTTTTACCAGTGCTTACTGCCATAAACACAGCATCTTTTAAATCGTCGTGAGGCGGTCTTGTTAACCTTAGTTCCTCTTCGAAGTCTTTAGTGTACCCACCTTTAGTGTGGTAAACACTTTTAGTTTTATACAAGGAGTTAAACAACTGTAAGTTACGTTCTTCTTTAGATTGAGACATTTGGTTTTTATGTTGATGGTTAACAATTAGAGGTACACCATCTTGTCTAAGAGAAGCTGTTAAAAAGTTAGCTATAACCTTGCCTCCTACGTTTGTTTCCACTGTTACCTCGGGAAAGGACCAATAATCCCAAAGCTCCTTAAGGTGAGTGTAGTATGTTTCAGCCTGTGCAGTTTGAAACCTTCTAAGGTCCAATATGTACAAATACCCCTCAGAGTCAAACGCAGTAACAGCGATAGCCGTGTAATCTCTTTTAACTCTTTTGTTTCCACTTCCCTCAGAAAACGCTAAATCCATGCCAGCATTCAGTTTTAAAGGTTTGTCAGCGTAATGCCACTTGCCTGATTTGTTTTCTAAGAGTTGCTGGTTGATATACATAAAGTGTTCAGCACTGATGTTGTCTACGTCAGCCGCATTGGGGTCGTTGTAATACTGAGCGTAATACAGTTCTAAGTTAAAAGCTTCTGCTTTCTTTTTAGCTAATTCGTTTTGATTAAAACCATACCAGTTACCGTCAGGCATTTTTTGTCTAGGCCAAGTAAAAATTCCAGAACCATCTTTTTTTAAACTGTTTTCTACAACCCTTTCAAACCACTGCCAAAGAGGTCTTTCCTCTATAGGTGTACCTTCTTCGTTGTACACTGTGTGTGTTTTTTCTTGAAGGTCTGCATACAGGTCGTTGTCTCCGTATCTTGTGCCTACCATCCACTTAATACTGCCTGTTGTGGCAATACTTGCGTAACTTTGGTATACTTCCCTTATAGCCTCACGTTCCGTTGCAGATGAATAATTTTCGTTTGTAACTAAGTCATCAAAAATGCACATTTTGTAGTGAGCACCAGTGTTTGTACTTTTAGCAGAGGTAGCCGATATTGTCGGGTCTTTTTCTGACTTAGGGCGTTCAGGGTGGTCTACCGCAATTTCGCTCTTAGTCCATGTCCCTGTAGGCTTGTGTTCCATTTTTCTTGTTCTAGCGCTAAGCTCGTAGTTCAACATCTCAGGCCATAACGCTCTGTGTGTTTCCCCTTTAAAGATGTTTTGGATAACTGTAAGTTGTCTATCCGCTAGTGTAGGGTTACTACTTACGTAAGTAACAGTAAACCAAGGGAACTTAGTAATAGCCCAAGAACAGGCTACAGCTATACAAAAAGACTTTTGATGATCTCTAGGAATTAAAGCTGAAGCATTATCTCCTTCACCTGTAAGGATTGCTTTTTCTAAAGAACGCTGAAAAAACATAAACATATCTTGGTGTACATCTCCAAAATACCTTTTAGGAAACATAACTTGAGCGTAAGTAAATAAATCGTTTTCACACTCTAGTCTGTATTGCTTATTGCTCATTCTTTGACTCTCTTCCCTCGCCAAGGCGAAATTTAATTATTCCAAGGTCTTTGTGTATGCTGGCTAAAATAGCTGAAAACGCTTTTAATTCCCCTTTAGTTTCAGCTAAACTTAACTGAAAAGGTTCAACAATGTGTTCTTTAATTTCAATTTTGTCGTAATAATTTTTAGTTAGTTCCATTTCCAAGCTCACTATTTTATCTCTAAGAGTTTTTTCGCTTTGCTCGGCCTGCGTTAATCTTTTGTCTAGCTTATCGAAATAACTCTTGGTTATCCAACTGGCCGCCCCTATAAGGGGAAGCCAGAGGAACTTAAGTACAAAGGTTACAAATTCGGTTTCATTCACTTTCTAACACCTTTCATTAATTTTGCAATATCTACTACCTCCGCAGGGGCAGAGACCTTTTTAGGCCTCCCTGCTTTATGTTTAGTGCTGATTTCGTGAAGGTATCTGCTTGCGGCTACATTGCCAGTTTTAACTTGGTCTATTAACTGAGACTTAGCTAAAGATTCATCTCTCAGTTTCATTTGATTACGCCAGTTATTAAGCCCTCCATATACCATACCGGTTGATGTAGTGTATCCCTCTGTAAACCAAGAAAGATTGCAAAGTTTTTCCCAGTGTTCCCAACTACCTAAAATTGTAATAGCCGCTTCGTACTCGTCTACAGACTCAATAAAAATCTTAGCAACACTGGTGTAAGTATTTCCACGTTTCGATGTGTAATCAACTGACCTAAGAGTAAACGGAGCCTCTAGGTTATTGAACTCGTAAAACAACCCTTGTGTTAGTTGTATTCCGTTTTCTGCTTTGTAGTCCATTACATACCCTTTTTGCTTTTCTTTTTTGCAGGCGCTTTGCTGTTCGGTTTAGGTGATGGTTTTCTTTTTGGTGCTTTCATAGTAGTAACCTTTTTTAAACAATGTTTTTCTTAACCCCTAACTATTGAGCCGCTAAAGGAAGTAAAGGCATCCACTGCATTTCCTCTTATTACGTCTATAGTGGTTGCTGGAGTTGCCTTTATAACCTGCAAAGTAACCCTTGCTGTATTCCCCACGTTCATAAGTGCAAGGCACGTACCTGTTATTGTATATTGCCCTCCTGTAAAAAAATCGTTAGCAGACAAGGATTGTCTTATAACATAATAGTCTCTACCTGTAGTTTTAATTGAAGCTTTTACTATATCGCCAGCCTCAAGTCCACCAAGCGTAATATTGGTTTTTAATTCCCAAATACCACATTGCTTTGCGGTAAAGATACCGTTATTGTCAGTTTCAAGGTTGTAATCAAACTCTTTGTTACTTCCAAAATTTACAGTGTAGGTTTCGCCATCTCCTGTAACATTTTCTCTATCTGAGGATAAGCGAATATTAAAGATAGAGGGGAGCCAAGAAACACGCTCATTTACTGAGGTTCTGTTTGCCCATCCACCTGAACTATTTCTCCATTGCCCAGCTCTGTGTAAAAAACCAGTGTCTGCTACATTTGAATTTGATATTAGCGTTAGTCTAGTGTTAACGTCAGCCCTGTACTGTATCATTGGAAAATTTTCATTCCATTCAGGCGTTGCCATTAAATCAGGGTCTATAATTGTTAACTCTTTTCCACCATTTACAAAAACACTGTTAGACCTGAAGCATCCATCAAGTCTGAGGTTTCCACCGTTTAAAATCATTGCGGTTGCAGAGTTAAAGCCTTCTAAATAAACCTTATTTAAAAAGAAAGACCCACCGTCTACTGTTATGGCCTCTCTCCAATTTTCAATTACACCTCCAATAAACCCGTTATTATCCCCACCTCTATGTATCACTGGACTTTTTGAATCTAAGTCTGCTTGATTGTGCCTAACCTCACATCCATAAAAATGATTAGCGTTTACTGCGTTACCCGCAACACCCACTTCTCCAAATATAATTCCAAAAGCTGTTCTAAAAAAGTTACATGAATAAAACTGATTAGTGAAAGCTACACTTTGAAAAAACACGGATATTGTACCGGGTCTACCTGCTCCCTCAACATTTATGTTATAGAATTTATTTAGTTGGGTAGATGTACCTCCATTACTAAACAACTTAATAGCAACAGCATTATCAACATCAAATACAATGCTAATATCCGAAACTACAAAATACAAACATTCAAACAAATTAAAAAGGTTAATACCTGAAGCGGCTATTCTAAATTCCGTGGAAGGGCAACCTGTTAAGGAGTGCCGAGAAACCCCGTTGATGTCAGAGAGGCATTTAAAAACACCATCTCCGGCAGTTACTTTTGGATACTTAACAATCGCGGCATTAATATTAGGCGATGAGTCATTAATGTTTGTTGGGTCTGCACCTGCCGCCTCAATACTTAAAGACTCTGATATTACAAGCTGAGCTAAATTACCGTTTGCAATGGTATGGTCAACAAACCCATCTGCTGTGCCTGTTGTAATTATGTAATTTAGGTTTTGAATTAGCGGACCGTCTGCATAATACCTAGTAAGCGATACCCTTTGCCCTACAGAAAGGTTTTGCAGTTTCATTTGAGCTACGTTGTCAAACACAGGAGTTCCGTCTAACTTTACAGGGAGGGTAAAGGTTTTTAACTCTTGAAGGCGTAAGGGTTCTGTTAAGGATACAGGGGCAGGCAGATTAATTATACGTTCAGAGTCCATATCTAACGTATCTGTCATTTGATTAGGCTGTCCGTCGATCGGAGCTCGGTCTAACTTGCTCTCAATGCTGACTTTAATTTTCTCTAGTTCTGCATTAATAGCTGGAGTTGTTGAAACTGTTTGGTTTTGGTAATTAGGCATTAAGGCCCCTTCTTGAATTGTTTTGCTACATTGAATTGCTGATTGTTGAAATACCATCTTAGACCATAAGTAGCGGAAAGGATACCAAAGGCTCCGAACCACCACCAATAAGGCATTGTATCCATAAAACTTACCCACTCTTTAGCTCCTATAAATCTCCAATAGGTTTCTGGTACTCCTGTGATTTTGTTTAAGTGCTCTATTTGCTCCCACCAACCCACAACCATAGGGGAGTACCATACACCTAAAAGCAGTTCATCCTTCCAAGAAGACTTAGCCGCCCGTTGTGCTTCTAGGTCCCAATCTTGTTCTCCAGTTAAAGCTCTAAGGTTGTATGCGGACGTAGCTTCTTGTTTACTAACCTTAACTTTAACCCAACCTTCAAAGATTCTTCCTATAGCGCCTGTTACTGCTGTCCAAGGATTCATTAATGTACTCTCGAAAATTTAATTTGTTGCTCATACACAGGATAGATAGTTACGAACTGGTCGTCTAGTGTATCTAGTACAACTACAACCGAATCATCGTCTACGTGTTCGATGTGTTCTACGAATCCTTGATGCTTATCAATACTTACGAATTGATTTTCATATTTATCTAATTTCATTTTAGTTCCTAGGTATTGTATACAAACATCCTAGGAACATTCTAGGAAGATTTATACAATACTTAATTATTTTTATTTAACTTAATTATATTTAATTATATTTAATACTTATTTAATACTTATTTAATACTTATTTAATAC